CCACACCGACCTGATGACTCAGGGCTATATCGGCGTGTCTGGTAACGTTGAACAAAGATGGTCGTCTTATAAATATTTAGAGAAAAAAACAAATAACTACCTTAAAAATGCAATTAAAAAATACGGTTGGGAAAACTTAGTTAAATCTGTGGTGCTTGTTGCTGATAAAGACTACTGCTTAGACATAGAAAAAAAATTGCGTCCGGCTGACAAAATAGGTTGGAACTTAGTGGTTGGTGGCGGTTACCCACCGGTATTGCGTGGGCCGAGACCTAATTGGCGTGGCCGTCCTGCATGGAACAAAGGCAAATCGGGTTTGCTTCGTCCTGAAACTTTGGAAAAGATGAGAAAGGCAAGGCTGGGTAAGCCGCCAGCAAACAAGGGAGTTCCTTTAACCGCTGAACAAAGAGAAAAGGTTTCAAAGGCGTTAAAGGGTCGAGTAAGCCCACGCAAAGGTGTTAAAGTTTCCGCTGAAATTATTGAAAAAATTGCTTCAAAGAATCGTGGTCGTGTTCAGTCTGCTGAAGAACGTGCGATGCGGTCTGTTCGGTTAAAAGGTATTAAAAAATCTGTTCCAATGTCAGATGAACATAGATTTAAACTTGGATTAAATTCCAAAGGCAAACGCTGGTATAACAATGGATTTAATATCGTTTTCTGTCGTGATGGTGAACAGCCTGAGGGCTACATCCTTGGCAGAGGTAAACGTACTTTTGTGAAGGAGAATTAACTTGTCCAAAATTGCATTGCAGGGGGATAGTGCAGGTACCGGCACTTTTACAATATCCGCACCAAATTCCAGCGCAAATCCAGTTCTTACGCTCCCAACCACATCGGGCACGGTAGTCGTTACAGGCGGGGCGCAGACCATTGAGTTTGCCGCAGGGAGCGCATCCACCCCATCCATTACGTTTACCGGAGACACCAACACCGGCATATTCAGCCCCGGGGCCGACACGATTGCGTTTTCGGAGGGTGGCGCAGAAGCGGCACGGCTAGACTCAAGCGGAAATTTACTGGTTGGAACTACAACGGCTGTTCAAAAATTAACCGTCAACGGCTACGCCTCAGTCAACGGCAACAACATATCGGCTGACAACAGTCTAGGATTCCGCAACCGCATCATCAACGGAGATATGCGGATCGACCAAAGGAACGCTGGTGCTAGTGGAACTGCCGTCAATGTATACACAACAGATAGATTTAGATTTGCTGCTAGTCAAACATCTAAATTAACTTGGGGTCAAAATCTTAATTCTGTAACTCCGCCAGTTGGATTTAATAACTATCTTGGATTTAGTTCTTCATCTGCATATTCTGTAACTTCTGGTGACTTTTTCCTTGTGGATCAAAGAATAGAAGGATTTAACGTAGCTGATTTAGGGTGGGGAACTGCCAATGCAAAGACAGTCACCTTGTCATTTTGGGTTCGATCCAGTTTAACTGGAACTTTTGGCGGCGCTCTTACAAATTCCGCTGGAACCAGAAGTTATGCATTTACATACACAATTTCATCAGCAAATACTTGGGAACAAAAAACTATAACTATTGCTGGTGACACAAGTGGTACATGGCTAACAAATAATGGAATTGGAATTATTCTTCAGTTAAGCCTTGGGACAGGTTCAACTTATACTGGTACAGCAGGTGCTTGGGCTTCTGCATATTACATATCAGCCACAGGCGCAACTAGCGTAGTCGGAACCAACGGTGCAACTTTTTACATCACCGGAGTCCAACTAGAAGTAGGCTCTGTTGCCACCCCGTTTGAACGCAGAGATTATGGTCGTGAGTTGATTATGTGTCAGAGGTATTTTGTATCTCAGGGTGGGGAAGCCGTTTATGAACGATTCTTTAATGGTGTGTCTAGAATTGCAAGCACAACGCTTGGAAATGCCACTTATAATTTTCCAGTGACTATGCGAGCTGCTCCAACATTATCTACTATAAGTTTATCTTCCACACTTTTACAAGCATCCACACCAACAACTGTCGCAATTGATCAAGCAACAACAAGAAATATTACAATAAATATTACCGTTGCTTCTGGGTTAACCGCTAGCAGTGTGCAGGAATGGTATGCATCCAATTCGCTTGCGCCTAGAGTCCAACTTTCTGCGGAGCTATAAATGAAGCAATACAAATTACAGAATAGTTTGAATGGAACCCCTGTTGCTGTTGGCATTGTCGGGCAAGAAATATCTATTCCATTCGACCCTGCCAACACCGACTACGCAAACTTCAAGAAAGAAGTATTAGAAGGCGCAGAGTTACAAGACGCTGACGGTAATGTGATGTCTGCTAAAGCGGCACAAGAGTTTATCAAGGAGCTACCATAATGCCCTCAACCATACTCTCATTGGGAATTTATAAATGACCGCAAGGCTTGCCACAAATTGTAGCCATCTGTATCGAATAGTTGATACGGTGCGTGGCAATTTTTACATTGGCAAGCACGGCGGCAAAGAACAGAACGGTTACTGGGGTAGCGGTGTTCGGATTAAGCGTCACATCAAAAAATATGGCCTTCAGAACATGAAATACGAAATCATGGTAATTGCTGATGAGCAGTACATATTAGACTTGGAACGAAAGTATGTGACCAATGAATTCATCAAAGCCAATCCGCTCTGTCTCAACTTGTGCAAAGGTGGTTTAGGCGGAAATCTTGGTAACACTCCTTGGAACAAAGGAATGGTTTGGCCTGAAATGAGTGAGATGATGAGTAAAATCCATAAAGGAAATACTTATCGAAAAGGGTCTAAACATACGCAAGAATCAATAGAAAAAATGCGTCTTATTCACAAAACAAGGGTAAGAAAACCATTGTCTGAAAAAGGCAGAGAAGCAATTAGGCGTGTTCACTTGGGAATAAAACAGCCGGTATCACAGTGCCCTCATTGCCAAAAAACTGGCGGATATGTTGCAATGATACGTTGGCATTTTGAAAACTGTAAATTAAAGGAAAAGAATCATGCCCTCAGTTATTTTGAGTGACAATGGCGTATCCAGCGGTACGTCTGGTATCAAGACCACCGGCTCAAACGATGGAGCCTTAGCTCTACAGACCACCACCGCCGGGGGAACGGCCACCACTGCGATAAGTATTGATACGAGTCAGAGTGTCTCTTTTGTAAATAACATTACCGTCAATGGCCTTGTGATAGGGCGGGGCGCAGGCTCTGTTTCTACCAACGTAGCTCTTGGACCTAACGCTCTTGCAGCAAATACCACCGGCGCAAACAATACTGCCGTGGGTGCTAGTGCCTTGGATATTAATACAACGGGTGCAAATAACACCGCTGTTGGGTATGACGCTTTGGGAGCCAACACCACCTCATCTCGTCACACTGCCGTTGGTGTTCAGGCTGGTTATAGTGTTGCTACAAACGATGCTGTCACTGCCGTAGGTTACTTTGCTGGGTATTCAAATACAGGCGGTTTTGCAACTTTTTTTGGTAGAAATGCTGGTTATTTAAGCACTGCAGCAAAAGGAACAATGATTGGCGATGGTGCTGGCTCTGAAATTACAACTGGTGCAAGCAATACCATTTTAGGTCGCTACACAGGCAATCAAGACGGCCTCGACATCCGCACAGGAAGCAATTACATCGTGCTGTCGGATGGTGACGGTAACATTGGATTTAGCACAGTAAAAGCCGGTGGAACCCAATACAGTTGGGCGCTACCAGGAGCGGCTCACTATCAAGGCACAGGCATCACCTTCCCCGCAACCCAATCCGCATCCTCTAACGCAAACACGCTGGATGATTATGAGGAGGGAACTTGGACGCCAACATTTTCTGCATCAGGTGCAACATTTACTTACGGAACTGAAGTGGCTGGTTGGTACACCAAGGTTGGACGAGTTGTTCATGCGGGATTTACTTTATCAACAACTGCAAGAAGCGGTGGTTCAGGAGATCTCACAATTACAGGATTGCCATTTACATCCCACAATGTTTCTAACGCACCTCAAGCCGGTACTATTGGAACAGTTAATAATTGGGTTCATACCGGTTCATATGTTCAGTGGGG